TTGATGTACTCGTCGAACGGGTAGCAGTTCGACACGATACCAGTGGTCACCACTGCACCACCGTCTTCGACATGGTCGATCACCTTGTCGCGGAGGACGCGGAAGCGATCCATGTTGTCGAAGCGCAGCGGCGACAAGATCGTTGACGTCTCCGCGCCGGCCTGGTCCGTGTAGCCGAAGACGGTGTCCCACGTCGGAATCGTCGCACCCGGCTGCGCGTCGTAGACGAGAACCATGCGAAGCAGGTTGCCGCTCATCGCGCCCGCGGCACTCGGTGCTGTGGTGATGAGCGCCGTGCCCTTCAGACGAATGGCACTCATGGTGACTTTGCGGCCAATGCGGTTGAACGAGCCCGTGCCGTTCTGAATGCCGTTGAGCAACATCGCGTTGCCGTTGGTACCAGTGGTAGCGATGATGGACGCTTGAGTCAACACGTAGTCAACCTGCTTGCGCGTGCCCGTGTAAGCAGAACGCTGTTTCGGCGACGGACGAGCAGCACGATACGCCGAAGCACGAGCCAACAGTTGAGCAGTTGACATGTTGGCGACACGACGAGCCTTCAGAGAAGGCATGGACTTATAACCCGTACGAGAAGACATTGTTGAATCGAAATGAAACTGTGAAAAAGCGAAGCTTTTTCTTGGGGGGGCCCAAAAAACCGTGTTCCTAGGTTTTTAGTATTACCCCCCCAACCTTGGAACGCGGAACGCGTTCCAAGGGGCGAACGAAGTGAGCCCCGACCGAAGGGAGGTACATTATATATGATATAATGGTCATGATAAATATATTTATTTGGTCGGAAATTTGTTTTGACACAAATCTTCCAACTATGAATCCGACTGCTCCAGGTGGATTCCAAAAGCCAGGATGGCAACGCAGATTCAAACCGCGTGTGAGTCTGCCCCGTGGGCAGTTCAATCGAGCGTATATGCGGCGTACAGTGGAACGAACGCAAGCCGAGATCGATCTCGATCGACGACTCGACGCGATCGGACGCCAGCTGGCTGGTACGCCGGTCTCGCGAGACGAGTGGGCACGTGCGCAGTACCGTGCCGCGAGCCGTGGTGGAGCCACCAAAGCGCAGATCCATGCGCGCTATACGCATTCGGACTTGCAGGTCATGGAAGCGCATGTTGACCAGATGTTCTGGCAAATGGTGCGCGAAGAACTGCGCAGCCACAAGGACATCAACATGTGGCTGGAGTTCATTGCGAACTTTTACGAAGTTCCGCAGCACGAGTTCCTCGAGCGCATCAAGAACCGCCATTGGGCGCAGATGCAGGTGTGGACGGACGATCGTCGGCATCTGGCGTTTCTGACGGAAGTGATGCGCGCCTTTCGTGCTGCGAAGCAGCAGATCGACGACGTCGACCCGGCGACGGATCAACGCCGTGCTCATCAGGCGTGGCTCGAGCAGGAAGGTCGGGAGTTTGCTGCTCGTATGTGGGCAGAACGTCGGGCGGTAGAGCGGGACGCTGTTGTTCCTGAGTTCTGGCAGGCGTTTGACGCCCAGGACTAGTACAGCAACATAAGCTTAAACGAACGTTGTTGCAGAAGTTGTTGAAATTGAAATTCATTCTTAGGCTTGAGATTGAACAAGTTGAGAACGCGGAACAAGCTTGCGCTTGACACCACGCGCCTTCTCGATGGCAGATGGCGCTACTTCCGCGTGGTCCATCCAAAACGGCGGCTCAGCAGTGTCGGCTGACTCATCTTCGCCGTGACACTCAGCGCAGTAGCCGACGATGGCATGCTCGCAGCAGCACTCCTCCTCCTCATAAGAATGAGACGACGAGGAGGAGTCGGACTGGCGTCCGCTTTTCTTTGAAATGATCTCGACTTCACCGTCAGCGTCCTTCCAGAAGTCGTCCTTGTCACATTGTGACTGCGTGTCATCAGACACCATCTGGTGAACGCACTTCATCATCGCGTCGTCGACCTTGGTGAACTTGCCAAGCGTCAGAGCCGTGTGGATGATGTTGATAGGATGGCACTCAATGTGATCAGCCAGATCAAGCAGCTTGTGGACGTAACTGAGTTCGTCCAGACTAGTAGCCGCTGTGGTCAACAGGGCGTACCACATGGTGCACGACTGGATCGTAGCACCGTTCTTCACCATCTCCTCGGTGAACTGGTTCTTGGTTTGCGGAGAAATACCCATAGTTGAATCAAATAGTTTGATGAAAAGAAATAAAAAATTGAAAAGTGATAAGAATCCATCTGAACGAAACGTTTTCGTTCAAACGGGACGTCATTCGGACGAAATGAAAAAATGTCATTTCGATCGAATCTAATCATCGCAACGATGAGTCGCAATGATCCGCCGATGAAGTATTGGGTGTTCACTCTGAATAACCCAAGTGAAGACGACGAGCCGCCGAACGTCTGGCCAGACGTGGAATACGTGATCTGGCAGCACGAGAAGGGCGAGAACAACACTGAGCACCTTCAGGGCTACGTTGTTTACGTCGGCAAGAAACGACTGCAGTGGTTGAAGAACAACTGCAGTCAGCGTGCGCACTGGGAGCCACGCAACGGTACGCATGAGCAAGCGAAGGCGTACTGCAGCAAGGTCGAGTCACGCATGACTGGACCGCACGAGTACGGACCATGGACGTACGGTGACGACTCCGGCGTCCCGACCAAGAAGGGCGAACGCACCGACCTTAAGCGTGTGTTCGACCTCCTCTCCACGGGCTCGAGCGAGCAGGATATCATGACCAATCCAGACCTGTTCCCGGTCTGGGCGCGCTACTACCGCGCGATCGAGCGCTTCGAGCTGATGAGTCAGCCTCGACGCAGCTGGATCACGTTCACGCAAGTGTACTGGGGCGTGAGCGGCTGTGGCAAGACGCGCCGCGCCCACTACGAGGCGAGCCTCAAGGCCGACGGCACCGTTGGCGAGCCGTACTACGTCCTGCGCAAGCCGCAGGGCAACGCCGTGTACTGGGACGGCTACAAAGGCGAGAAGCACATCATCATCGATGAGTTCTACGGCTGGGTTCCGCGCACTCAGATGCAAGTCCTGTGCGATCGTTACCCGGCCATCATCGACACCAAGGGCGGAGCACGCAACTTCCTGGCCACCAAGATCTGGATCACATCCAACGAGCCGCCCGAACAGTGGTGGAGCCGCATCGGGCTGGGCGCGATGGAGCGCCGCCTTACAGGAGAACATGGAGCTGTCGAGCACATGACTCAGCCGTGGGCGCCACCGGGCGAGGTCCCCGCACCGCTTCCGATGGTGGTGCCGCCCATCTTCCCACCGCCAGGCCCGCGCGCGGTGATCGTGCCGATGCTCGTCCAGATGCAGCGCCACGCCGAAGACGAAGCCGCCGAAGCAGAGGCGTACCGTCAATGGGAGATTGCGGAAGAAGAAGAAGGCAACCGCATCTTTAACGAATGGTTGGCCAACCAGAACTAGTAAAGAGATTGAGATCCTTTCAATCCGCGAACGACAGGCGCGCAACTGACGCCGAGCCGACTGCCCAGCTCGTCGTGGCGTCCGCAACGAGCGCGCGCCAGTAGACGTACAGCGCACCAGTGCTGATCTCGTTGTTGGTGACCGGATTGGCTGTGTTGCTGTAGTTCACCAGGAGATTCGGGAGCTTGATGTACTCGTCGAACGGGTA